CTACCTTTCGTACTCAATTTGACAATGATCCCGGTAAGTTCCTTGCTTATGTTTCCGATCCTAAAAACTCGGATGAGATGAGGAAACTCGGTCTCGTCACTGCTGCTACTTTGGAGGCAGCTTCTGCGGCAGCCGCCGCTACTATTTCAAATCCTGAATCGTCTTTAGACGATTCTAAAAAGGATTTGAAGTAATTGAGGTACTCAATTACGCTAATTTTCTTTAAGCATCTTAAAAGGTGCTTAAAACCACGGGGGGCTTGGCTTCCCGTCAGTCAGAACAGTTACTCTACTTGATGTAACTGTTCTGACTGACACCAACAACTAATTTTCGAAGAAAATTTCAATTTACTTTTATGAAACGTAAACCACTTTCAAAATCTAAGTCTCGTAAGATTTTTACTAAAACTGCTCAAAATATCCACCCTAAAAACCTTCCCGCTGTACGTCCGATGCGCGGGGGATATCGTCTTTAATTTAATTTAATGATCAATGACCTGCTACCACCCTTTAAAGGGCTGGGCGAGTAGGGCTCTCACCACGAACCGTAAACGCGTTGTAGTATTTAACCCCCAGCTCGGTTTTTTAGATAAACCAATGACTGTACCCTGTGGCCAATGTATTGGTTGCAGACTTGAAAGATCAAGACAATGGGCGATTCGATGCATGCACGAATCAACCCTTTACGAAGATAATTGTTTTATTACGTTGACATATAACGATGACAATTTACCTTCAGATAATTCGCTAAAGCTAGACCACTTTCAAAAATTTATGAAGCGGCTCCGCAAGCGATTTGGTGAGGGCGTCCGATTTTATCATTGTGGTGAGTATGGTGAAAAGTTCGGTCGTCCTCACTACCATGCCATTATTTTTAATTTTGATTTTGATGACAAAAAATTGTGGAGAGTTATCAACGGCCAGCGTCTATACGTATCTGAGACACTTAGCCAATTGTGGGGTCATGGACACGTCTCGATTGGATCTGTCACGTTTGAATCGGCTGCATATGTTGCACGATATATACTCAAAAAAGTTAACGGAGACAGAGCGGAAGCTCATTACACAAGAATTGATCCAGAAACCGGTGAAGTTACTCAGATCAAGCCTGAGTATACTACTATGAGCCGTCGTCCTGGTATTGGGAAAGGTTGGTTTGACAAGTTCAAGCCTGATGTCTTTCCCGATGATTTTATTGTTGTAAACAATAAAAAAATGAAACCGCCGAAATATTACGACCGGCTGCTGGAGCTCGAGGACCCGGCAGCGCATGCCGCTTTAAAGGAACGCCGTGAGGCAGCTGCGCTCTTGCGCGGAAGCGACAGCACCCCGGCGCGTCTGGCAGTACGCGAAAAAGTAAAAATGGCGCAGGTGAAACAACTAAAACGAGGACTCGAATGAAAACAGTCGTGGTGGCGCTGTTCGACAAAAAAGCAAAGGTGTTCAAAACACCGTTTTACGTACCACAAGTGGAAATTGCTGTCCGTTCGCTGGTAGGTGCCGTGAACGGCCCGGATCGGACGGACCTGACCGACTTCCCGGAGGACTTCGCTCTGTATCAGATCGCAACGTATGACGACGAGACGGCGAAATTCGACTGTCCGCCGCAGCCGTTGTTCGTCGCGGAAGCTATTCAGTTCAAAAAACCGTCGGTGCCCCAGTTGGGGCTGATTAACGCAGCTGAAACCATCACTCCAAGGGAGCGCGGAAATGTTCAAAAGCAAAAGTCATAACAACCCGTCGGTCATGCGGCACACGTTTAGCCAGGTGCCGCGGGCGGAAATTCCACGCTCGACGTTCGACCGCTCGCATGGCTACAAAACGACGTTCGATGCCGGTTACCTGATCCCGGTCCTGGTCGACGAGGGTCTGCCCGGCGACACCTTCAAGGTCAGCATGACGGGGTTCGCGCGTTTGGCGACACCTATCTTCCCGATCATGGACAACCTGTTCATGGACACGTTTTTCTTCGCGGTGCCGATCCGGCTGCTGTGGGACAACTGGCAGAAATTCAACGGCGAGCAGACCGACCCGGACGACTCGACCGACTTCACGATCCCGCAATTTACGGCTTACACGAATACGGCTGGGTCGCTGTCCGATTACATGGGGATCCCGATCGCCGCCGGGACGATCGAGCACTCTTCGCTGTTTCATCGGGCCTACAACCTGGTCTACAACGAATGGTTCAGGGACCAGAACCTCCAGGACAGCGTCGTCGTGGACACGGATGATGGGCCGGATACGATCACGGATTACGTGCTGCGACGTCGCGGCAAGCGCCACGATTATTTCACCAGTTCTCTGCCCTGGCCGCAAAAGGGCGATGCGGTGGAAATCCCGCTGGGGACGCAGGCAATCGTCAAAACGAATTCGACAAACCTTTTTACGGGCGCGCAGACCGGGATCAAGTATCTGGACGACAGCGGCGCCGCGCCGGGCTCGAGCACGCTCCTGGGCGTTTCCGCGACGACCGGCGCAGGCGGTCGCGGCGGCGCGTTCACACCGGCCGCGAGCGTCTATCCGTCGAACCTTTACGCCGACCTGAGTGCGGCAACGGCGGCAACGATCAACAGCCTTCGGCAGGCATTCCAAATTCAGAAAATTCTCGAAAGGGACGCACGTGGCGGCACTCGGTATACGGAAATTATCCGGGCTCACTTTGGAGTCACTTCGCCTGACGCTCGACTCCAGCGACCTGAATTCCTTGGCGGCGGAAGCTCGCCTGTTAATGTCAGTCCAATACCTCAGACAAGCGTTACAGCTGCCACTCCCCAGGGGAACCTCGCTGCAATGGGAACTGCGCTGCTGTCCGGCCACGGGTTCACTGCATCTTTTACTGAGCATGTGATCATCATCGGTCTCGTGTCAGTTCGTGCCGATCTGACATACCAGCAGGGCATCAACCGGATGTTTAAGCGTTCTACGCGCTACGACTTCTACTGGCCAGCGCTCTCGCACATCGGCGAGCAGGCGGTCCTGCAGCAAGAAATCTTCATGAGCGGCACGCCAGCTGAGGACGAGACGGTGTTCGGGTACCAGGAGCGCTACGCGGAATACCGCTATAAGCCTTCGCAAATCACGAGTCTGTTCCGTTCGGACGCTGCGGGGACGCTCGACTCTTGGCATTTGTCTCAGGACTTCGCATCGGCTCCGGTCTTGGATACGACGTTCATTAGCGAGGATCCGCCAATTGACCGCTGTATCGCGGTCCCTACCGAGCCGCACTTCCTCTTCGACAGCTATTTTAAAATGCATTGCGCGAGGCCGATGCCGGTGTACGGGGTGCCCGGCATGATGGATCACTTCTAATGTTCGGCGCGTTCTTCGACGCAATGATGCAAATTCCCCAGAATATGTTCCAGGAGGAAATGCAGGACGATGCCCAGACGCACGCGTCGCAGGAAAATCAGGCGGCGCGGAACTTCAATAACTGGCAGCGTCTGGAGAACCAAGCCTTCCAGGAGCGCATGTCTAGCACGGCGTATCAGCGCGCCGCCGGGGACATGCGCCAGGCTGGTCTTAATCCGATCATGGCGGCAACCCGGGCGGCGGGCGCGAGCTCGCCGGCCGGGAATGCGCCGACGTCCCCGTCGGGGACTGGATCGGGCGGTGGCGCTCGCGGAAACACGAACTTCACGCAAGGCGACCTGAACTACTCTGCGCAGCAACTGATGAAAGCGCAGGAAACGGTCGCCGATCAGACAAAGTGGAACGTGAGCGCGGATACCGAAAAAAAGAAACAGGAAACTAACCTAACTCAACAGCAAACCGAGACGGAAAGAGAGCGTACGCGGATCGCCAAGCAGGAGGTCGAGGTTGCGGAATCAAGCGCGCGGCGCGCGCAAACGGAGGAGGAAATCGACAACACGACGTACGGGAAAATCATGCGCTATATCGACCGGCTACGGGGCGGCTCGAGCGCGTATCGTAACTTCAAGGACCGTTGAAACCCACCCTCTTAATGGCATGAGCGAAGCGAATTTACACTTGCTCCCGTCCGCAAAAAAACGGCAATAAACAACGCTACTGCGATCACTTTACTTCCCTTACTCTTAAATCGAGAGGACAAAAATTATGTCTCAAAACTTCAACAATTCTTCAAAAACCATTTATCACGCTTATTCACTCAATCACCCAAAACCTACTCTGGACTGTCCAGAAAAGCCGTTCGGACGGACAAAACAAAGCTTTAAAGCAGAATGCGATATCAACACCATCATTCAGCGGTTCCTGAAAACGGGCCAGATTGATCTGGCCAACCGGCTCGAGCCGCGTTACGGCGACGCGACTGGCCTGGAATACACCCAGGCCATGCTGACGGTCGCCAAGGCTAAATCCCTCTTCGCCGAGCTACCGGCCGCACTGCGCGGCCGCTTCGAGAACGATCCGGCGAAATTCCTGGACTTCGTCCAGGACGACAAAAACATGGAGGAGGCGCGCGAGCTGGGACTTCTGAAGTCCAAGGCGCCCGCCGCCGCGGATGCGGCTACCGCTTCCAAGGCGCCCGCCGCCGCGGATGCGGCTACCGCTCCGCCAGCCCCCCCCGCGAGCGCTTCACCAGCGCCCGCGTAGCACGCGGCAGCGTGCTCCTCACAGCCGCCGAGAGGCGGCTTTTTTACGTCCCGGGGGAGAGGGGCGGAGCCCCAGAGACCAATTCGCTTACTTGATGTAATTGGTCTAGGTGACACCAAAACTCTTGACAGGGGGGTCGTGAAACGGTTACAAACTGTCGTGCGTGAGGTTTTGCAAGTGGTCAGTGAACTGGGATGCTCCTCGATCCTCGTGGTCGTGGTCTACTTGCTCATCATTGCCAACCGGAGGCCCTAATGCGGCGCAGCAAAATGTCCCGGGGTAAATCCCGTCGAGTCTTCTCACGCACTGCTTCGAAATCCCACAAGAAAAACTTTCGCGGCACGCCGATGCGTGGCGGCATCCGGCTCTGAGCTGGAGCTGCGAAAAATGTGGGAAGGTCTCGTACAAGTGCCGGTGCGCTGATCCGTGCCCTGCTACCACCCGTTGCATGGATACGAAGCGCACGAACCCAATCCTTCCACTGGGAAACGTCGAACTGTCTTCAGGAACCCCGACCGACGTGTGCTCACTCCGCGCGTCGTTCCTTGTGGGCGCTGCATTGGCTGCAGACTTGAGCGCTCGCGCCAATGGGCGCTGCGCTGTGTGCATGAGGCCTCCCTGTATGAACGTAATACGTTCATTACTCTGACTTACGATCCCGAGAATCTTCCTCCTTCTGGAACTCTTGTGAAGAAGGATTTCCAGGATTTTATGAAACGCCTTAGGCGTAAATATCCTGATAAAATCCGGTATTTTCATTGCGGGGAGTACGGCGAGCAATTGGCTCGCCCGCACTACCACGCATGTTTATTTAATTTCGATTTCGCCGATAAGCTCCTATGGAAAAAATCCGATGGAGGCGATCTGTATGTCTCTGAAAGTCTTAATGAGATCTGGGGTCTCGGGCTTTGCGTCTTGGGTTCTGTTACTTTCGATTCTGCCGCTTACGTAGCACGGTATGTGCTTAAAAAACATAGTGAAAATGTAAAAACAGAGGCCGCCTACTACCATTGGGAAAATCATTATGTGGACAGGGATACCGGTTTGATCCGTGATCCCGAATATATCACCATGAGTAGAGGGGGGAGAAAAAAAGGTAGCCACGGAATCGGGGCATCTTGGATGAAGGAGTTCGCGGGTGATGTTTACCCGGAGGACTCCGTGGTGGTCAAAGGTATTAAAATGAGACCACCAAAATATTATGATAAAATCTATGATATTGAAAATCATGAAGAATTAGAAAAAATCAAAATGCTTCTCTTAGTTCGTTAATAGTAGATGCAGTGGCAGAACTCAAATCAGCAAGAAGTTGCCCTGTACCATTATTAGTAGTTGAAGCATACAAATATGTTCCACCTGTTTTCAATACATGCTTATTACCTGTTGAATAATTCCCAATATTTATACTCGAATCTGCATCCTCATTATTGTCCATATGTAGACCAGATGAACCAATAATCGGAGCAGTAGACCCCAGCGGTAGAGTTACTTCAGTACCTGTATTATTTTTCTGAGGCCAAGGAAGACACGAAGTGAAGTAGTCATGCCGTTTGCCACGCTTGAGGAGAACATAGTCGGCGGTCTGCGAATCTGCATCATCTTTATCGACGAGCACTGAATCTTG